ATCTAGAGGTGTATTCTTTTGCTCTAATATATTCAGAGTCCCCTAGACCGCTTATCTTTACTCTTCTTTGAAAAGTCTCTAAGGACTTTTGAAGTGACTTACCCGCTGCTGTCATATCGAGGTTGTTCTCTTTCACAGCCGCTCTTACTACTACACTTAAATTTTTAAGATTGTCAGTTTTAATTCTACCGGATTTAGTATACGTGGTGTCCCCTAAAGCATTTATTTTTCTGGATATTGCTTGAAGTTTATACGAGTACTTCTTGAACTCTTGAACATTGTCGATATTTGCTATTTCCTGGATCTTTTGCATGAAGGGTTCGTCGAACTCACTACCCGTAGCCGTTAACAGCGTGGGGAATGTAGACTTCATACCCCCTCCCATTAGGGCACCTTCTCCCTCAAACTTCATGTAGTTTTTGAGACTTACTTTAATAGTATACACAGGAACATTGGCATCGAAAGCTCCGGCGTTTTCTAGAATTGTTGAAAGCTTTAGCTGATCACCCTTTGAAGAAAGAATACCCACTTCTCCACGTAATGCATCATCTAAGGAAGAATACTCCTCGGGTTCTAATTCAACACCCATACTCGCTGCTGCTGCTAAAGCCTCCTCTCTTGTTTTGTAAACCTCTAAAACGTCTTGCCTCTTACCTCTCTTAGTCTCCGTCCCAACAGGGAAAATGAATGAAGGCTTTCTCTTTACTAAAGAGTTCTTTGAGTGATACATCATTGAGGCGAATAAGGTCTGTGGATTGAAATCACCTATGTCGCTAGCTAGTTGGTAAACCTCTTGAATTAACTGAGCTTGGGCTGGATTAAGTCCCTGAGCTTTAATAGCCTCAACCCACTGTTCGGAACTTGCTTTTAGCTTCTTAAGCCTGTCCTGAACTTTCATTGATTTATTAATCAACACGTTATTAAATTCTTCACTAGCTTCCCCTTGCATACCCTTCTTTATCTGTATGAGAGAGAATACCTCAAGAATATCTTCAAAAGCAAACCCTCTTGCTGCGTTATCACCCTTTCCACCCTCGGATTCATCAATAGCTTGAACCCTTACTTTCTTAATAGAATCTTCGGCATCCTCCAAAGACGGTTGACAGTTGCGGCTCGCACGAATAAGAGTGTTTCTAAGAGTCTTTTTAGGATCAGCAAAAGACAGAGCCAGAACCCTATCATCACCATCTCCCTTAGGGCTAATTATAATTCTATCGGTACCCGCTTGGATAGCAAAGTCTCTAGTAATATTCTCACATTGTTCAGGAGAAGGGTTATCGGTACTCGCTAATGAAACTAAGTCTTTAACACTTTCTGAAATTGACAAACTTTGCAAGGCAGTGGGAGACTTGGTTGTGGATACCCATTCACCATTGACAAGAGCTAGTTGGGTTTTATCTGTTAAAAGCTTGCTCTCAAAGGAACGCTTAGAAGATCCTACAAATTCTTTTTGAAAGTTCGCTATAGTATTCTGGTATGCTTGATGGTTCTCTTCAGACATACCCTCCCATACAGGTCCTAAGCTTTCAGAGATTGATTCCAGGTTAGCTCTAATTTGTTTAGTTATCTCTGGATCAAAGACATCATCAATCTGATCAAGGGCACCTCCAGGACGAATCTTATCTTCTATGTCCCTCTGTGACTTTGATTTAGTTACCTCAGTGTCCCCTACTAGCTGCCCAAGTAGTTGTTTAAACTGTTGCTGTGCATCACCTCTAGCAGTTAAAGAAGGGCCTAAATCTTGAACCCAACTTGTGCCCGCTGCTGGCATACCTTGCGCTACAACCTGTGCTTGAAACCTTGGGGGAGTTCCTGATAGCTTACCTGTTCCGGTGTTATAGTTTAGATCTCTAGTAGTCTTTCCCGACTTGTTAGGTACCCCAGCGTCAACCACAGCCTGCCAGGAACCTGTACCATCCTCTGTGGGAGTTCTTTGAGTCCAGGTTAACCCATTGAGAATCCTTACTGCTGCTGATGTTCTACTCTGAAGGCTTTCCTCTTCCGGCAGTATTTCTTCTTCACCTTGCTCCAGCAACCTTAGTTCTCTACTATGGACTTTACTGTAGCTTTTGAGTATGTCTTCCTTTCTCATAACTTATAATAGACAAATAGCCTTCCCCCTATATTTAGAGAGAAGGCTACCTTAATAGAGGTTAGGTTATGCTACGCCTGAGGTCTAGCCGTATTTACAAATCTACCCGAAGCGTCACCATTGACCCTTCTGCTGTAGTTCATAAAGTCGAATCTAAACGTAACTGTAACAGTAGAGAACTCATTCGTGCCGTAGTTTTTCTCTGAGAAAACAACCTTCTCAGGGTATACACCGTAAAGCTCCACACCACCCACAGGGACGTTGTCACCGTTCATCTCAACGATTGTCATCTTCTCACCCTTGTAGGAAACACCATTTCCACCACGGTAGCCCGACTTGCCCGTAATAGGGCTGTAGACTTCCTTAAAGGTATTCCATAGAGCTTCAGTAGAGTTTTTGAGGAGAAGATTATCAAAGGTAATCTCAACAGGTTCGTAGGTTACTTTGCCAGGATAGTGGACCTTGTCGTTAAGTCTGTTGAGAGCAAGAGACTCAACCCCATACGAGATTGTACCAACTTGTTTCGCAGCAACGGTTACATCGCCTCGGACATTTTGGTTACTGGTGATACCAGGGAAGCCATTAAAGTTAACTTCGAACTGATAGGTTCTAATCGTTTCGAGATCCGTGGAGATCTCCGGCAGAGGACCGTTAGTTCCTGTAGTGCGTTGTAACGCATCAGAAATTATACTAGTACGAGGTAAGACCATTTCTTATTCCTTAGCTAATTGTTGCTGACTGGCTAGTCAGGTTCACTTCAAATACTACGGTCTCAGCAGCCTTCGTCGGTTTGATTGTCACCGAGCACCATAGTTCGTTTCTGTCAACTCTCAATGGAGTGTTCGTGGAAGAGTCACATTTTACTGCACCCTCGGTAATCGCTCGTCTAGCAATTAGGTCGGTGAGGAAGGGCTTAACAGCATCCGTAACCTGCTCCCAAGTGAACGAGTCGTTAGGCTCGAACTGGAAAGGCTTACCCAATTGAAGGAGAACTTTTCTGACGTAAATCATCAGTCTTCGCACGTTAACTCTGTCTAAAGCAGTCGGAAGTCGTTGTGCAGTTTTTTGGCCGAAAACAACAATGCCCGTTTGAGGCTCGTTAGCAATCGGATTAATGTTGTTAACGTAAAGGGCATCACGATCCCCCTGGTTGACTCTAACTTCTGTATTGGTAGGCTTGGTCAATCGACCTCTACGGAAGCCAGCAGGAGCGAACCAAGGGTCATTCACGCTGTCCGTAAAGACACACTGACGAGCAGCGAAGATCGATGGATCATACCATTCTTCCTTACCCGCGAATGGATTGAATACTTGAACCCAAGGCCAGTAAACAGCAGCATAAGAGGTGTTTAGGGAAGCCGTTCTGGCTCCTCGACCATTGATCCAATTGATTGCATCCTGAGCTTCGTCGAAACCATAAGGAGGAGCAACAAGAGCAAAGAAGTTCTTGGAGGATTCACCAAGGTTTATCAATTCATTTTGAACGGAATCATCACTAAACCCAGGAGCAACCGCAAGAGAGATGTTTAGCACATCGTCATCAAGAGCGTGAATACCCGTCTTCTTGGTGGAGGTACCAATCAGTGCTGTAATGTCGAGACCTGAGTCAGGATCCTCATCAGTACCCCACCCACTGTTACCATTAACAAAGTTTTGAGTTGTTTCAACAAGCTTTACAAAACGAGGTTTCGATCCCGCAGCCAAGCCACCCGGATTGGTTGTGTTACCCGCAAAGGCTGCTCCAGTAGCGGCTAGCGTAGCACCCCAATCATCAGGCAAGAATGTGGTGGCATCGGTCCCATTATCTTTTTCAATTTCAACATAGATATACTCTGATCTATTGTTAAGCCAATCGTTAGCTGAGTCTTCAAACAAGGAGCTTTCAATGTATTCTAAGCTAGATGGTTGAACATTAATGTTAAAGAACTCAGCTTGAGAACCATCACTGTTAACAACAATCTTATCTCGAATGGACAAGTTGTCCACTTCAACCGAAAGTCCCTTAACAGAACCATCAGGCTTAGTCGTTATGTTATAACCCTTGCCAGGATAAAGTGAGTAAACGTTAAGATTTAAATCTGCGGATGCTGTGAAACCATTAGTAGTTACATCATTCACTAGGTTAGGAGTGTCTCCGGTACCACTCGTAGCACCATTGACAGTCACTGGAATGAAGCTCAGATGTTGATCAGGAGTAGCTCCCTCGTCAACCGCCGAAAGCTGCATGGTAGCTCCAGACCCAGCATACTTTGATGCTAGGAAAATCTTGTCACCTTCAATGTAAGAGATAACATCCTGACCACCCGTAGCGTTCCTATCAAACGCAGCAGATATAATTTTCTGAGGAGTGTTAAGGGTGGTAGAAGAAGCTTTAAGCTCAACAGTTGCGCTAGCTTTAAAAGTCCCAGCGTTGTCGTAGACTACGTAGTTGAGTGAGGATGTCGTTTGACCCGTGAATCCACTAACTTGAAAAGCAGGACTAGCTCCAAACGAAACACTAGCACTTGCTTGTGCGGCATTCGTGTTCGCGGCTCTTACAAAGTAAAGTTGATTGGTAGCTTCGAGAATTTCGATGGCACCTTCTAAACCTTGACCAGGGATTGTGCTATTAGGCTCACCAAACTTTCTGATAAGATTCTCAGGACTAGTGATGAGTGTAGCTTTGTTGGTCGGACCCTTATTCGCAAACCCAACCAAGCCCACAACGCTGGAATCAACATTGGGAGCAAATACGGAAATGTCATTTTCTATAACGACAACAGAAGGACTAGTGGGAAGTGCCATGGATTAATTACCTTTTCAATTTTTTGGGAGCTTGTGTGGGCGCACGAGTAGGGGCGGGAGTGGGATCAACTAGTTCCACAACTTTGATCATTCTTCTTGAAACTAAGTTTTCAAGAATCTTACCACCCCAAGAACTAGGGACCGTGATTGCCTGCTTAGGTAAGAGGTATTTAGCCTCGGTTAAACCTCCCGGCTTACTAAGCACGATGGATAATCCTTGCAGACTTGTATTTCTTATGTTTTTCATTTAAAGGCTCCTAATGTATTTACTAACAAATAAATTTAAAAATGGTTAATTTGCTTGCAGAGACAGATTAGTGATTGTTAAGGTATTACCCTCGGTTATATTAGTTTCAACTCCAATATCCCACCAAGCATATATTTCGGCATCATTCGCTACAAAGGTACCTGTAGGAGTTTTACTCTCGGTTAACAACACATATCTAGCACCCGTAATAGTTCCTGAGAATTGATACCGATCCCCCGTGGTTACTAGTACAGCCCTAGCTGCGCTTAACCCTAACTCTACTCCGCTAGAAACATCGAATCCTGAAGTTGAGGTTGTGCTTCTAATAACAATTAACCCCGATGGATTTACGATGGAACTTTCTTCAGGTGTTAATGCAGATACTAACACTACTTGAGAAGTATTACTAACATTCGCTCCCCACTCTGTTTGACCAGTAGGGACGGTAGCCGAAGCTAACTGCAACCTAAAGTCAGTAGACACACTACTAGCTTCGAAGAATTCTTCGAACATTACTTCCCTACCTCTATTCGTCCACATAGTATATAACTCCTACATTATTTAGCTATAAACATTAACTAAACCACTCTTAAATTATCGACATCTTTAAGGTGCAGGGTCGGGAGGACTTACCATATCATCTGGTAGAGAGAATATAAGATCGGTATTCAGAGATAGGATGGTAGCCTCAAGGTCAGTTTCGACCACTGTGAGATTTTCAACGTCGGTGGTGATTGATAAACCACTGGCATCAAGGTCAGTTTCGACCACTGTGAGATTTTTAGCGTCAGTAGCGATTGATAAACCACTAGCCTCAAGATCAGTTTCGACCACTGCAAGATTTCCAACGTCAGTGGTGATTGATAAACCACTAGCCTCAAGGTCAGTTTCAACAAGACCTAAGTTAGTAGTTGTTAAGAATCCTGCGCTAGCCGTGAGAGTACTTGAAACAGTCTCAAGGGCTACTCGGTCAGCCAAGGATATACTGCTAGCCGCTAAGACAGTGAGTACATTTCCTAGACTAGTATCAGTCCCGACAGACATCGAGCTTGCTTCAAGAGAAACATCTACTTGACCTAAATCCTTTCTTTGATTACTTACGCCTTTAAACTCCCCAGAAACCGTAAGAGAAACATCTACTCGACCTAAATCCTTTCTTTGATTATCTGCGCCTTCAAACTCTCCAGAAACCGTAAGTGTACTTGAAACAGTTCCAAGGTTTAATTGATCAGCTAGAGAGATACTACTTGCTGACAAGGTAGTGAATACATTTCCGAGGTTAGTATCGGTTCCAATTGATAGGGAACTTGCTTCAAGAGAAACATTTAGTTGTCCTAAATTCTTTCTAACGTTTGTTGCCGCTAAGAAGTCTGCG